TAAGCATCCCAGGCGTTGTTGCGTTGAGATACTCCATCACTGGTCCTTTCACCAGTCCTACCACACCACCAAGAGCAAGGACAAGTGTAGCGATGATGGCAAACTTACCATCCAACCACTTGCCCCACTTCCAATCCTTAAACACAATGGAATAATAGATTGACATTCCAAGGAACCAAGGAAAGAAGAATGGTGCTCCTGCCTTACCTGTATTCAATAGAAGAATCACAGTAGCAATCAGTGGTGCCCATCCAGTAAGAGCACGACGCCAGTTGAACTCACGAACATACTCTAGATTAGGAACAACAGAAGAAGCTGGAACCTTAGTGAAGATGTACCACCAGGTATATGTCAAGGTGATAATCAAAGGAACAATAGTATATCCTAGGAATGTTCCATAGGATACACCCATCACTGCCATAGGAAGGACGACTGTCTTCTCTAGTGGAGACCACCAGTAGTAATGGTGGACTGATAAGTAATCAATCACACCAAAATCAGAGCGGCGTTCCTGATCTCGTGGAGCAATACCATCCAGGAGTGGTGCAGACAATGCTACACGTCCAGGGATAGGAAGTATACCACCCAACAGTGAGGTGATAATAACAAGGACACGATTGTCCTTGATGTACTTCTTTGCTAAGGCATATACATCTTCAAGGGCACTGTAATCACGGATGAATCCACCCAAGATCATGATACCAAAGATGTACCCCATGTAGAGTTCATTCTTAGCAATAGATTCTAGTGTTTTAACTAGCGTCATCATGTGTTGTCATCATGTTTTCCCAGTCAGAATCAGTAACCTGATCTGCTAGTTCTTTGTATTCATCAGCAGGGACTGCCATAACAGCAGTTCCATCTGGTTTACGAACTATAAAACTTTCACCTGCTTCAATGCGATCCATGTATGCATCGAAGTCTTTTTCAAATTCAGCAAAGGGAACTTCAACCATTGATCTCCTTAAAATCTTTTTCAAAAATTGCTAAACCAGAATCGGTCAGCACATGGTTATACATTTTGTCGAATACAGCAGGTGGTAATGTACATACATTAGCACCATACAGGAAACAACGCGAGACATGGTGGACATCTCTTAAACTGGCAGCAAGGATCTTGGTGCGAACACCATGAGCACAATACAGTCCAGAGATAGCACGAACAAGTTCAACACCACTGAGTGAGTTGTCATTCATACGACCCACGAAAGGTGAGATGTATGTGGCACCTGCCTTCGCTGCCATCACTGCCTGAGCAGCACTGAAGCACAAGGTAACATTAGTTTCGACACCTTGAGCAGTGAGTTCTTTACATGCCTTCAAACCCTCTACAGTGAGGGGTAGTTTGATCGTAACATTGTCAGCAATATCACGATACTTAACAGCATTAGTAAGCATCTCAAAGCAGGAGTCGCCTTCCACTTCAGCAGAGATGCTTTCAAAAGCAAAGTTGGTTGCTAGAGTTTTAATGAACTCCACATAGTCTACACCAGACTTACGAACCAGTGTAGGGTTTGTAGTGATACCATCAACTAGACCAGTCGTATAGCGTTCAGCAATTGCTTCGTAGTCAGCAGTGTCTAGAAAAATTTTCATATTCAGTAGGTTGATTACACTCCGATGCGTTGCTGCATCGAGATGCATTGTTCTTTCATATTATACTGGAGTTTATAGTTGTTTGTCAAGACATAATACCCATTAATTGTAGAACCATCATCTGTCCACCCGTAGGCGATTACTTTTTCACATGCTCCATCTATAGTAAAGCATTTATTACTATGTAAGTATTCGTGATAACGAGCGTCTAGATTAATCATTAGCGTTCCTCAAAAGTGATGCGGCGGACCTTGCGTTGGCGTCGTTCCTCTTGGTATTTTAGGTCATCAGGTGTCAGGATACCATGATATTTGATGTTATTGTCATGTTTCGTTAGAACCACTTGACTTAAGTCAATAGCTCCTACGGTATCGTCCACAACCTTCATGTGATTGGGACATCCACAGAACTGAACTTTGCTATTGCTTGTCAGTTCTTTGTTGCATAATTTGCATCTTGCAGATAACATTAGTAAGCATTTAACCTCATATGAGTAATGCTCGAAGAGGGGATCGAACCCCCGACAATCTCCGTGTAAAGGAGGTGCTCTACCGCTGAGCTATTCGAGCGAATGTCGGTAAGAGGACTTGAACCTCCACGTCATAAGACACCAGAACCTAAACCTGGCGCGTCTACCAATTCCGCCATACCGACAGTCATTAAAGAATAATAGAAGAATCTCCAGATCCAATTTCTCCAGTAGGAAAAAAATTCATAGCTAGAGAGTATCTACTATTCTTTGAGTTGTTTTTAGTTATCCTGTGCATCAGATAACTTGGAAAGAAAACTAACAATCCTTTTTGTGGTTCCACAAAAAAAGATTTTGAAAAAAGAAAGTTGTCATTAGACGATTTATTCAATTGAACACTTTCAAGATTCAGTATGGGAGAAAGAAATTCTAAATTTCCAGAATTAATCTCATCATAATAAAAGACTGCACTATAAACAGAATTTTTATGGTTGTGAAACTGACAGAATCCATTCTTATCTGTCTTTGTTCCCCACGATGTAGTCATCTTAAAGTTAGTTGTCTGCAATCCAAGAATACTGTTTTTAAAATTAAAAAAATAATTAGAAAAAAGATCTTTTATATCAGGCAAACTGTTCAGAACATATTTATCACTGGTTGTATGTGATTTTTCTGCTCCAATTTCTCTACTACAAGTATAAGAAAATTTCTTTAACTTTACTAACTCTGAATAATTTTCTTCTACAATAAAAACTGTTATTGGAGAAGCAAAAACAGGGTACACATGTGGTTTCATACTAAATGAATTCGGAATTAAAAGCTATAGAAATTCTACCATTGGTTTTGTTTTCTTCTTTGTTAGATCCATGCTTTAACCAACTAGGAAACATTATTAACTGATTGTTTGTAGGTTGCAACCAGTAATAGTGGTGATTGTATGGAGATGAATGGGTATAATCTTCAAAAATAACATATGGATTTGGATTATGAAAATATATTTTAGAACTATTTTCATCTACATTCAAGTAGATACATCCAGAAATTTTTGAGTTGGGATGCATGTGATCTATTAACTCACTCCCAGAATTTTGTATGTTTGACCAAGAAGTTGTTATTTGCAACCTCTTGATTCCATACGAACTAGCAAATTCGTTTAACAAATTTGTAGTTTTTTCAAACACACCCAAAGAATTAGATTTTTTTAGGAAGTTAATTCCTGGTTTATGTGTCGAGAAAGAAGATTTGGTAAAAGCATCATGTTTATGATGATCTGCTTTATCTACTTCTAAGAGTAAGTAATTTTTTTCACTATCTGTTAGAAAATTATCTACAGTAAAAATAGGAACCGGAAACAAATTTAAAATAGATTTATTCATGATAAAAATATGAGGATATCCTCAAGCGACTCAGGTTGGACTCGAACCAACGACCGACTGCTTAGAAGGCAGTTGCTCTATCCAACTGAGCTACTGAGTCATGTAGACATTTTAATACAAGTAAGTTAAAAAGTCAATATCTCCAACTGGAAGCATAGGAAATGAATTAAATGCTAAACTGTAACGAGTTTGATTGCTTTCATTTTTTTTAACCGAATGTAAAAGATTACTAGGAAATAAAAATAAATTTCCCGGTTGAGGAGTCATTACATATCTGTCTGACATCCACTGATTACAACAATCTTTATTAATTTGAATTTCAAAAGTAGACTGTCCTCTATTAAATTCAATACAACCAGAATTTTCTGGACAGTCAATATAAAAAACACCACTAATTATACTACCAGGATGACTATGAATTTCTTGCATAGAATCAGAAGTGTTTTTTGTAATCCAAGATTGAGTAATAACAAATGGATGATCAGTCTGAAAAACTTTTATTGTGTATTGTAAAATTGAATCTTGAATAAATTTTTTTAGATCTACAAGACATTCTTCATTAAGAACAAAAGTATTATTAGAAGATGAGTTAGTACGAGACTCGTAATAAGTTAAGTTTTCTGCATATTCTTTAATTGATTTTATTTCGCCAGAATATTTTTCCACCATTAGAGGAGGGGCAGAAAACAATGTCGTAAATTTACTCACAAAAATTAACCAAATACCATTTTATCTCTGTAATCCCAAGCATAAACCTCGCGATTACCTTTGATTCCCCATCCCAACCAGTAGTAGGCAGGAACCATATACTGGGAGATGGTTTGACCACGACCCTCAAACTCAGGCAGGACACGTTGGAAGATTGGTTCGTTAATCATCCAGCGAGTCTGACCTGAAAGTGATGATGGATCACAAGCAAACTTACCACAGAAGGTGCCAAGACCCCTATAGCGGTGAGCAGAAGTCCATTGAATCAAACCATAACCACCACTTAGGCAATTAGTGTAAGAAACACGGGCTCCACCCTCACAGATGTTAGGGATGAACTTACTCTCTTGCTTGATGTTTCCCATCAGCGTAGCGAGAGCATTGCGATCTGTAATCTTAGTTTGTGCTTGGAGTTCAGTCAGAACAAACTGCTCTGACGGGGTGCAATCAGGGCACTTCCAAGTCTCTTTGTACTCCACTGTCTCAGCAGGAACCACTGGTGGGATAGTTGCTGGTGGGGGTGGCATCAAAAATGCTGTAAGTGTCTCAAAAATCATAGGTGAAATAATCCTTCCTGTAATAACGACCGAGGATATTGCTATTATAGTAGGCAGGCGTCCCATTGTCAAGTGCCTCGGTCAGAACGTCGTGAACGAAGAGCTGGCGGGTCTCCTCGTAGTTGACTCGTCCTGGTGTGATGTGTAAGGAGAGGATTTCTCTAGTAAAAGACTCCCGTCCAAATTTTTTAATATCATCACTAAGTTCTGGACAACTTCCATAGTAGTTTCTCCAGTTACTCTCACTTGTAACTCTTCGCCGCTTTGTAGTCTGACCAGTATCTCTAGGCTTTCGTTTTTGCCAGAAGTATTTTCTACCGATGTAGGAACGGTTGGTGGTGCTACAGGCAATCTTGTAAACAAAACCATAGTTGTCCCCAATAAGAGACCCGTCAAAGACGCTCCCACGATACATCCAGGGATTTGGATACTCTTTAATTTCTGCCACATACTCATGATTTAACCTCCATTATTTATTCAGTCCCATGGGTCACGTATTTGTACTTTATTGCCTGCATTCGCCACGCTTGAGCGAGACTTGACGGACCCTTTGAGAGAAGATTTCTCTCCTCCTGATTGGGTAGGTTTGTCTGTAGGAGGTCTTCCCTCCAACCAGGTAAAGAATATTTTATCACAACTGGAAACCAGCGAACGTATCTTTTTCAACATCTTGCTTAATGCTCCCAATTAAATATGATTCTACTTCTGTTTCCTGAGGAGCAACTTGCATACCTTTAGAAGATAACCAGTGCTCTGTCCATGGTAGAGGGTTATTTGTGATAGGAGTATCAAAAATTGCCTTCAATCCAATAGACTTTAGACGACGATTAGCAGTCCACTCAACATACTTAGCAAGAAGTTTGTCATTAAGACCAATAAGAGAACCATCTTTGAACAAATACTCTGCCCAAGACTTCTCTTCTTCTACACACTCACGGAACATCTGATAGACATTTTCTTCCTCTTCTTTGGCAATCTCAACCATCTCAGGATCATCACCTTCCAACCATTTTTTGATAATGTTCTTAGTGATAGTCATGTGCTGACTCTCATCTCTGGCAATGAGACCAATAATCTTAGCAGATCCTTCTAGGAGTTTGAGTTCACCAAAAGCAAACGAACAAGCAAATGATACGTAGAAACGAATGCCTTCCAGAATATAAACATTGACAACAGCACGATACAATTTACGCTTGAGTTCGCGAAGTTCTATTTGTGCTGTTGGAACTTCATCTAAAGCATGTTCCCATTGATTACCAGCACCCCATTCCTGTGCTGCCTGTAGAAACTCATCATAAGCACTGGTAACTGACTGTGCTCTTGCAAGAATCCTATCATCATCTAAGATTTTATCAAAGACATCAGAAGGATCAGCATATACATTCTTGATAATGTGGGTGTAAGAGCGACTATGAATCATCTCCATGGTCTGCCAGATATTCATGGCACCCTCAAGTTCGGGTAGGCTGCAATAAGGCATGAAAGCCATGCCAGGACCACGACCTTGTACGGAGTCAAGGAGGATCTGATACTTGAGGTTCGACGTGAAGATGTGTTTCTGTGCATCATTTAAAATTTGATAGTCAGCGCGATCTTTCTGTAGAGATACCTCTTCAGGACGCCAGAAATAACCTAGTTGTTGCTGTGTAAGTTTATCAAACACAGGATACTTAAACTTATCATATCTCTGAACCCCAAGAGGGGGTCCAAAGAACATCTTTTGCTTGGTGCTGTCAACGATACTCGTATTAAACACTGTCATACCATCTACTTGACTACGCATTTGATTATTTGTTCTAAATTTTGCAACTGTCACAGTCATCCTCCTCGGTTTCTAAAATTTCTGATAATAAATCTTGGACTTGATTTGGTTTCTCATCAATAGCATCTAACAAATCGTCTTTGTTATCGTAAGTATTCTGATAATAAGAAGTTTTCCATCCATACTTGTAAGTCTTCAGGAAATCACCTGCCATAACAGATACTGGGACCTCATTATTGTCATAGTTCTCTGGATTATAACTCCAGTTGCCAGAAATTGCCTGATCAAAGAACTTCTGCATAGCAGCAACAATTTTAATGTATCCATCGTTGCTCTTCATATCCCATAGAAGAGTGTAATTATTCTTCAAGGAACCGTATTGTGGAACAATCTGCTTAAGAGGTCCCTTCTTTGATTTTTTAGTGGACAGATATCCTCTAGGTGGCTCGATTCCATTGGTTGCATTTGACACAACGGAACTGCTTTCCGATGGCATTTGTGCCGACAGTGTTGAGTGCCGTAAGCCGTGGGTAATGATAGATTCTCTAAGACTTTCCCAATCATGATTCAATTCCGTTCCACAGAACTCATCGATATCACGCTTGTAAGTGTCGATTGGGAGGATACCGTCTGCATACTTGGTTCTATCAAAATATCCACACTTGCCCTTTTCTTGAGCGATGGCATTACTTGACTTGAGCAAGTAATATTGGAAAGATTCAGACAAGTCGTGGACGAGTTTCCATGCTGCGGGATCATCATAGTGTTCTCCATTTTTTGCTAGGTAATGTGCGAGTCCGATATAACCAATACCAAGAGATCTACGATTCTTAGTGCTCAATTCTGCTGCTTCTACTGGATACTCCTGATAATCTACCAGTTCCTCCAGACCACGAACAGCAAGATCACAAATTTCTTCCAGTTCATCTTTCTTTGATACCTTACCTACATTGACAGCAGATAAAATACACAAAGCAATCTCACCATTAGGGTCATCGATATGCTGAAGTGGTTTGGTGGGAAGTGTAATCTCCTGACAAAGATTACTCATGTAAACTTTGTCTTTAAAAGAAGAATGTGAATTACAATGGTCGATATTCATAAGATATAACCGACCAGTCTCTGCTCTCTCCTTTAGAATATCTAGGATAAGTTCTTGCGCCCCGATAGTCTTTCTTGGAATAGACTGATCTGATTCATAGTCCACATAGCGAGCGTCAAATGCATCAGTACCAAAA